GTGCTGTTAGTAATTTAACTGTAAATAATGTTGGTTCTGGAATTACACCATCCACCGGAAACTTCTATTATGGTAATGTTGGATTATCTCCTGTCACAGGTGGTGGTAGTGGTGGATTAGCACTAGTTGAAGTTATTGGCGGATCTGTTGGTGTAATTACAGTCACTAATGGTGGAACTGGATATTCTGTAGGGGATGTTGTTTCAGTTAACTTAGGTGCTACAAGCCAAAATGTTAGATTAAATGTTGGTGTTATTACTGGAATCAATCAACTCACTTTAACTCAAGTTCAAGGTTCATTTGATACAGTTAATCTAATTACATATAATTCTGTTGGTGTTGGATCGACACTTCCCGCAATCCCAACTGTAATTAATAGTGGTATCGGTGATGGACAACATTTTACAGTGTTTCATCGAAATCATGGAATGTATTCGGTTTCTAATAAAGTTCAGTTATTTAGAGTACAAAGCGATTATACTGATACTAAATTGACTGCAGAATATTCAAATACTGCAATATCAAATATTCCAGTTGAATCGATTTCAATATTTAATACTTTCGAAAACGTAGGAGTTTCAAATACAAATCCCGGATATGTCGAAATAAATGATGAAATTATATCATATACAAATGTTAGTGGTAATAATTTAACTGGAATATCTAGAGGCATTGATAACACTTTAATAAAAACGCATTTTGTCGGATCCCCAGTTTCTAAATATGAATTTAATGGAGTCTCTCTTAGAAGAATTAATAAAGTTCATGATTTATCATCAGCAATTGTAAATGATGCAATAACATTAGATTCATATCAACTCAAAGTGGATTTTAGTGCAAATGGAGTTGATAGGACAGTTGGTAATTCTGGAGGATTTCAACCATTATTGTTTAATATAAGTAAACTTGGTGGTGGTAATGTTGCAAAAGCAACTCAAAATATTCAATTTGAGGCAATAACTCCAAACGTTTCATTTACAACACCAAAACAAACCTCACTCACTTCAAGAGTTAGAACTGTTTCTGGTACAAGTGTAAGTGGAAATGAAACTTCATTTGCAGATCAAGGATTTGAATCCATACAATTGAGTGAAATTAATTATTTTACTTCACCTAGAATTATAGCATCACAAATAAATGAAACTGCAAGATTAACTAATCTTCCTGGAAATAAATCATTTACCATGGAATTCGTTTTAAATACTGAAAATACAAGAGTATCTCCAGTTATCGATTTACAGAGATTGTCTGTAATTACAACTACAAATAGAATTGATAGAGTTGTTACTAATTTTCCAACAGATGATAGAGTAAATTCATCTGTTGGTGATCCTCATTCTGCTGTATATATTTCTAAAAAAATTGGATTAGACACACCATCAACTTCACTTCAAGTGAGACTTGCTGCTTATAGACACCCAACAAACGAAATAAGAGTTTTGTATAAATTATTCAGATCAGATCTTCCTGATGCGGGACAACCATATCTTCTTTTCCCAGGATTTAGTAATTTAATTAAAAGTGGTACTAATAATGAAACTGAATATACTATTGTAGATCTTGCCCAAAACAACGGTCTTTCTAATGATAATATTCCAGCATCTACTAATTCTGAAGAATTTTTTGATTACTTATATTCACAAGATAATTTACCACAGTTTAATGGATTTGTGATTAAAATAATTATGACCAGTACTAGTCAGGCATATGTTCCAAGAATTAAAGAACTTAGAGCAATTGCATTAGCATAAGATGAGAAATTTAATACCAGTTGAAGGTCACAGTTCATTAGCAAGAGATAATGATTCTAAATCTATTATTAATACTGATACAAATTTATATAATTCTTACATGAGTCAAAGGGAGAGGAAGTTAAAAGAAATTGAAGAAATTGAAACTCTTAAAAATGATGTAAGCGATATAAAAAAAATGCTTTCTATAATCATAGAAAAACTATAAATATCAATATAGTTCCATTTTTGAATAATGTCGGTAAGAGTTGTTAACATACAGATTCAACAGGGGGCAAATTTTAGTGCAAATTTTATTTTAGAAGATGCTATTACAAATTCTATTACCAATTTAGTAGGATATACTGTTGCCGCTAAACTAGCAAAGCATCCTGGTAGTTCAACTAAAACAAACTTTACCACAACAATAACAACCTCAGTTGGTACTGTTGGAATTGCTTTAACCTCTGGAAAAACATCAGAATTGAAACCGGGAAGATATGTTTATGATGTATTACTTACCGATTCTTTTCAAGTAAAAACCAGAGTTATTGAAGGATCGGTAATCGTATCTGCAGGAGTGTGTACCTAATGTCAAATTCATTTAGAGTAAGATTAGGATCTCAAAATGCCGTACAAGTTGTGGCAAGTAATTTATCATCTGCAGGGCAAGTTATTGGAGGAATTGCAGTTGATCTTTCCAATATTCAAGATAATTTTGTTTTGCAGTATGATGCAACTTTAAATAAGATTATAGCAGTGGATCCAGATCAAGTTCTACAAGATGCAGTTCCTGGGGGAATTCCCGATGATTTCATTAATGTTTTAGATACTGATCTAAATAGAGGACAAAATATAGACTTTGATGGTGGTATTTTTTAAAAATCTATAAATAGTATTAAGTAATAATGTAAAAAAAAATGGCAAACCCATCATTAAGATTTAAAAGAGGTACTCAGTCTGCATTTAATAGCGTTGGGTTGCAAACTGGCGAACCCGCTTTTATTACTGATGATTACAATTTTTATATTGGTGTAGATGGAAACAGTGCAACTAATCAGTATTTTGGTAGTGCTAGATATTGGACTAAAGAAACCTCAACCGCAGGTAGTGGTGTAAATCTTGTAGAAGGCACTAATAACGGTGCTCATTTTATTACCTTAGCATCACCAGCGTCGGTAGGTGCTGCTGTAACGTATTATTTTCCAGCAGCAAATGGTGTACCAACTTCTGTATTAGCCAATGATGGTAATGGGAATTTATCTTGGGCAAGTGGATCTGCTAATCCAGTTTTTACTGGTATTGCTACATTTAATACTACATTACTTGATATCAATAGTGATGTAGATATTTCTGGTATTACTACAGTTAGTAATACCACAGACTCAACAACAAAGGATAATGGATCTTTGGTTATTGAAGGTGGTGTAGGTATTGAGAAAAGTTTAAATGTTGGCGGTAACTTAAAGGTATCTGGTATATCCACCTTTGTTGGTGCAGTGACTTTTGAAGGCGGTACAATCACTCTTGGTGATGCTAATACCGATAATGTAGTATTTAATGCTGATGTAAACTCGGGTATTCTACCAAATACCGATGCTACATTTGATATTGGTGATGCATCTGCTAGTAAGAGATGGAGACATGCTAGTTTCTCCGGAGTAGGAACCTTTGCAACTGGCGCAGTTATTGATGCAATTCAAATTGGCATAACTGCCACTAATGAAATTGATACTAGTTCAGGAGTATTAATACTTGATTCTGCAGCAGGTCAAATTCAAATTACAGATGATTTATCGGTAACTGGTGTATCAACCTTTACTGGCGCCATTGATGCAAATGGTGGTGCTGATATTTCTGGGGGAGAAACAACCCTATCATCCGCAACAGTTAGTGATTTAACTGCAGGTAGAGTTGTCCTTGCTGGTACTTCAGGTTCTCTTGAAGATAGTGCTAATCTCACTTTTAGTGGTTTAGGACTTATTGTTGGTGCTGGTGGTGTTAATATCACTGGTGTTTCTACTTTCTCTACAGATTTAGTTGTTGGTGGTGATATTATAGTTAATGGAAATGATATTAAAGATGGTGGTGGAACTGCTGCAATTACGTTTGATGGATCTGGTAATACTACAATTACTGGTAATTTAAACGTTAATGGATCTACAACACAAGTTAATACCGCTACATTAACAATTGAAGATAACTTAATTGAACTTGGTAAAGTTGATGGCAATGCTCCAACTAGCGATTTAAACAAAGACATTGGTATGCTTTTACATTATTTTGATTCAGCAGCAAGATTGGGTGCTGTTTTTTATGACGATTCAGTATCAAGAGTTGTTGTTGCATCAAGAGTTGGAGAATCTTCTGGAGTGTTAACTGTAGATGCAGGATACTATGCTAACTTTGAACTTCAAGGATTATTTGTTACTGATACGGCTGGATCTGGAGAAGCAGTAATTTCATACGCTACTATTGGTGGAGTAACCGCAAGACATTTACAAAATATTACAGTTGATGGTGGTACATTCTAAAAATTAATATGAATGAATCTGAATTTACAACGTTTATTCAAATATATCAAAAGAGATTGAGTGATGCTATTACTCAATCAATTGCACTTGAAGCAAAAGTCATAGGACAAAATAAACAAATTTTAGAATTGAATGAACAAATTTCTAAGTTGACAAAAACAAATTCTAGAAAGAAAGTTGACGAGGAGTATTCATAAATATAAAAAAAGTACTGATACATGGCAAAACCATCTTCACGACAAGGGCTCATTGATTATTGTTTAAGGAGATTGGGAGCACCTGTCTTAGAAATAAACGTTGATGACGATCAAATCGATGATTTGGTTGATGATGCTCTCCAGTATTTTCAAGAACGTCATTTTGATGGTGTTGAGAAAATGTATCTTAAATATCAAATTACTCAACAAGATATAGACAGAGGAAAAGGTAAAAGAGCAGATAATCCAATTGGAATCGTAACTACAACGAGTTCAAGTGTTTCTATTCCTGGAATGGGAACAACAACATTTAATTTTTATGAGGATAGTAATTATATTCAAATTCCAGATAGTGTAATTGGTATTGAAGGAATATTTAAAGTTGATACTGGTGGTTTATCTGCTGGTATGTTTAATGTAGCATATCAAATTTTCTTAAATGATGTTTATAACTTTACTGCAATTGAACTATTGAATTATACAATGGTTAAAAGTTATTTAGAAACCATAAATTTTTTAATTAATACTGATAAAAATATTAGATATACAAAAAGACAAAACAGGTTATATATTGACACCAATTGGGCAGGACTCACTGCAGGGTCATATATTGTTATTGATTGTTATAGAATCTTAGATCCAAATGATTTCACAAAAGTATACAATGATTCATTTTTAAAAACTTATTTGACATCTTTGATTAAAAAACAATGGGGTCAGAATTTAATAAAATTCCAAGGAGTTAAACTTCCTGGAGGAATTGAATTGAATGGAAGGCAAATTTATGATGATGCTATTAATGAACTTGGGGATATTAAATCTAGAATGAGTTCCGAGTATGAATTACCACCTTTGGATATGATCGGTTAATCTTATGGCATTAAACCCATTTTTTTTACAAGGAAGTAAATCTGAACAAAATTTAGTTCAACAACTAATAAATGAACAACTTCGTATGTATGGAGTTGAAGTAATTTATATTCCAAGAAGATATCTGAGGGAACAAACAATTATTAAGGAGAATGTTTTATCAAGATTTGATGAAAACTATTTAATAGAAGCTTATTTAAAAAATTATTCAGGATTTGGTGGTGGTGGAGATATCTTAACTAAATTTGGAATTCAATCAAAAGACGAATTGAACCTAATCATATCTAGAGAAAGATTTGAGGATTTTATTTCTCCATTTTTACTTGATGTTGATTGGGATCCATTAAACGACTACAAGATATCCACAAGACCCGCAGAGGGCGATCTAATATACTTTCCACTAGTAGATACCTTATTCGAAATCAAATTTGTTGAAAATGAGGTTGATTTTTATCAACTACAAAAATTGTATGTTTATGAACTTACATGCGAACCATTTGAATATGAAGATGAAATTATAAATACTGGCATAGAAGAAATAGATGATAATTTCTCAGAATCTGGATATGGGGTTTCACTCACTTTAGTTGGAATAGGATCCACTGCAACAGCAATCACATCTCTTAGAAATGGTGCGATTTCAAATATTACGTTAATAAATGATGGATTTGGGTACTCTAGTACCCCATCAGTAGCAATTGGTGGTGCTCCATCTGGAGGGATTAATGCATCTGCGGTTGCAATTATGACAGACAGATCTGCAAGTGGAATTATGACATCTCTCTCCATAAGAGAAATATTACTTACTAATACTGGTGCTGGATATACATCTGTTCCTCTAGTTAGATTTATTGGTGGAGGTGGATCTGGTGCTGCAGCAACCGTTGGAATTGCTACTACAGGATCAGTAGGAATAGTAACAATTAGTTCTGGTGGAGATAAATATGTAGTTACCCCATCTATATCTTTCACTGCTGCCCCATCTGGTGGAACTACTGCTACTGGTGTCGTAGTAGTAAGTGCAGCAGGTACAATTACTCAAATTAGAATTACCAATGCTGGAGTTGGTTATACTGTTGCTCCTGCAATAACAATACAAAGTCCATCAGGAGTTGGAACTGGGAACTTTGTTCTAAATGAAATTGTAACTGGTGCTGCATCATCTGCAACAGCATTTGTTAAGAATTGGGATGCAGATACTAAGATTCTTAATGTTCACAATGCGACAAGAACATTTAGAGTTGGAGAAATTATAGTAGGTTCTGCAACAACAGTATCTCACGTTGGTCTTGGTTCAACTGGAAGATATATGATTAAATCAATTGATAAAACGCCAACCACTAACGTTGATAATTTTGAAATTTTTGCACAAAATAAAGAAATAGAAACTGCTGCTGATTTGATAGTTGATTTTTCTGAGAAACATCCATTTGGAGAATTTTAATGTTAGGAAATTATTTTTACCACGAGATTTTAAGAAAAACTGTAATAAGTTTTGGCACACTGTTTAATGATATTTACATTAGGCATAATGATTCTAATGGAAATCAAGCAAGTGAAATGCTCGTACCATTGGCGTATGGACCTATTCAAAAATTCCTGGCAAGAATTGAACAGCAACCAGATCTATCTAGAAGACAATCATCATCTTTAACATTGCCAAGAATGTCTTTTGAAATGAATGGGATTACTTATGATTCTTCAAGAAAAGGTTCTCCAATTCAAACCTTTAAAGCAATTAATCCTTCAGATAACACAAAAATTAATAAAGTGTTTATGCCGGTTCCATATAATCTCACATTTAATTTAAATATAATTTCAAAATTAAATGATGATGCTTTACAAATTATAGAACAAATTTTACCATTTTTTCAACCAGCATTTAATGTTACCGTGGATTTGATATCTTCTATTGGAGAAAAAAGAGATATTCCCATAGTATTAAACACGATAAATTTTACAGATAATTATGAAGGTGATTTTTCAGAAAGAAGATATTTAATATATACTTTAAATTTTACTGCAAAAACAAATCTATTTGGACCAGTTGCTGATAGCACAAACGCTTTAATTAAAAAAGTTAAAACTGATTTTTATACCGATACAAATAGGCAAACCGCAAAAAGGGATGTTCGTTATACTGTTACTCCAAGAGCACTAAAAGATTATAACGATGACAATACTACAACACTAGCAGAAGACATTAATACTAAAGTGACGGAATTTAATGTGAGTGATGCAACTGCACTTGTTGTAGATACATACATTAGGATTGGTAATGAAAATATGCAGATTAAATCTAAATCTGGTAATACAATTACTGTGTTTAGATCCATTGATGGCACATCATTAGAAACTCACACTTCGGGAGATTCCATAGATGTAATTAATAATACTGATAGAGATTTAATACAACAAGATGATGATTTTGGTTTTACTACCGAAGCATCATTCTTTAATGATGGTGGTAAAACTTATAGTCCATCTACTGGGACGGATGTGTAATTTTTATGGAACATTATAATGGGATTGAAAAAGCATTAAATGTAGAAACTGAAATTATAAAAAAGTCTGAAATTTCTTCAATAGAAAAAATTTCAACTATGGAAGATATGCAAATAGATTATTCTTATAGTAGAAATCAACTTTATTCTTTAATAGAAAAGGGGCAGGAAGCGGTTAATGGAATTTTAGATGTTGCTGCAAGTTCAGATCATCCAAGAGCTTATGAGGTTGCTGGTCAATTAATTAAAAATGTGGCAGATGTAACTGATAAATTGACAGAATTGCACAAAAAAATGAAAGATCTTAATGATGACTATCAAGGACCAAAATCAATTACTAATAATGCTTTGTATGTAGGATCTACTGCAGATCTTTTACAATTAATTAAACAAGAAAAAAAGATGTCTTCGGCAGAATAAATTATAAATAATTTGTTGGTATTATAGTTTTAATGAAAAAAGATTGCGGTTGTGCTCATCAAAAGTGTAATAATACTCCAAAAGATAAAATGTGCCCTAAGCATGGTATGAGAGATTGTACGCTTAATGAAGAAGGTCTCCGCAATTGGTTTAAAAGTTCCAGTTCTAAAGATGGTAAAGGTGGTTGGGTAAACGTTGTAACTGGTGGAACCTGTGCAAGTGATGAACCAGGAGAAGGAGTTCCTAAATGTGTTTCTTCTTCCAAAAGAGTAAGTATGACGCCAGCAGAGAGACGTTCAGCAGCAGCAAGAAAAAAAAGACAAGATCCAGGACAACAAGCAAAATCTGGTGCTGCAGCGCCAACTAATGTTCCCACAGATTCCCCTAAAAAGAAAATGAACGAAGAATCAGATCAGAAAGGTAAAGGTAGTGGTTCAAAAGATGCTTGTTATCATAAAGTAAAATCTAGATATGATGTTTGGCCTAGTGCATATGCATCTGGAGCACTTGTTAAATGTCGTAAAGCAGGAGCAAAAAATTGGGGAAACAAATCAGAAAGTTTATCTGTAGATGTAACAAGTGAAGCGTGTTGGTCAGGATATACTGCTAAAGGTTTGAAAAAAAAAGATAATAAATTAGTTCCAAATTGTGTTAAAGAAGTATTAGAAAATCAATCAATATTAGAATCTCCAAAAGTAATTCGTAGCGTAGGACAAACTTACACTGTAATTTTAAATTGGAAAACTAAAATTTTAAGTATTAAATTTTTCTTTCCATCTCAGCAAAGACCCACAAAGGAAGAAGTTCAGGCAGCAATAGAAAAGATTTATCCTGGCGCAATTTTACAATACTATGCACCTGCGATAAATGACCCAACAGGACCCTTTATTGTTGTAGATGAAGCAGCTGCCTGGACAAAAAAGTCTGGTAAAAATTCGGAAGGTGGTTTAAATGAAAAAGGACGCAAATCTTACGAAGCAGATAATCCTGGATCTGATCTTAAGGCACCCAGCAAAAAAGTTGGAAATCCTCGCAGAAAAAGTTTTTGTGCAAGAATGAGTGGGATGAAAGCAAAGTTAACATCTGCAAAAACTGCTAGAGATCCTGATAGTAGAATTAATAAATCTCTTCGTGCTTGGAATTGTTAAATAATGCCATATGATGATATTTACTTAGGTAATCCATTACTTAAGAAAGCAAATGTAGATATTCAATTTACTCCAGATCAAGTTAAAGAATTTATAAAATGTAAAGACGATCCAGTATATTTCGCTAACAATTATATTAAGATTGTTAGCGTAGATGAGGGATTAATTCCTTTTGAAATATATCCATTTCAAGAAAAATTAATTAAAAATTTTCATAATTATAGATTCAACATTTGTAAAATGCCAAGGCAATCTGGCAAATCTACGACTGTTGTCTCATATCTTTTACATTATGTTGTTTTTAACGATAATGTAAATGTGGGTATACTAGCAAACAAAGCCTCCACAGCAAAAGATCTTCTTGGGAGGTTGCAGAAATCTTATGAAAATCTTCCAAAGTGGATGCAGCAGGGTGTTCAAGTTTGGAATAAGGCATCATTAGAATTGGAAAATGGATCTAAAATTATAGCAGCATCCACCTCAGCATCTGCTGTTCGAGGAATGTCCTTCAACATTATATTTTTGGACGAATTTGCGTTTATTCCTAATCATATTGCCGAAGACTTTTTTAGTTCGGTATATCCAACAATCTCATCAGGTAAAACTACTAAGGTAATTATCGTATCTACGCCAAAAGGCATGAATCATTTTTACCGTTTATGGCATGATTCTGAAAGAGGTAAAAATGAATATATTCCAACTGAAGTTCATTGGACTGAAGTTCCCGGAAGAGATGCTGCTTGGAAAGCACAAACAATTAGCAATACATCAGAACAACAATTTCAACAAGAATTTGAATGTGATTTTTTAGGATCATCTGATACATTAATTTCTAGCGCCAAATTAAAGTCTTTAGTATTTGAAGATCCAATAAAGAAAAATAAAGGTTTAGATGTTTATGTAAATCCAATTGAAGATCGAAATTATTTTACAACTGTAGATGTTGCTAGAGGAACTGAAAACGATTATTCTGCATTTATTGTTTTCGACATTACAGAGTTTCCTTGGAAGGTTGTTGCGAAATACAAAAACAATCAAATTAAACCAATGCTTTTCCCTAGTATTATAAGTGATGTTGCTAAGGCTTATAATCAATCATATATCTTAGTTGAAATTAATGATATTGGAGAACAAGTTGCAAATATTTTACATTTTGATCTTGAATATGAAAATGTCTTAATGTGCTCAATGCGAGGAAGGGCTGGACAAATAGTTGGGCAAGGATTTTCTGGATCTAAATCTCAACTTGGAATTAAGATGTCTAAGACAGTTAAAAAAATTGGTTGTTCAAATTTAAAAACTTTAATAGAAGACGATAAACTTATATTCAGTGATTATGATATTATATCAGAATTAACTACATTTATTCAAAAAAATCATTCATTTGAAGCAGAACAGGGAGCAAATGATGATTTAGCAATGTGTCTTGTTATATTTGCATGGTTAGTAGTACAACCATATTTCAAGGAAATGACTGATAATGATGTTCGTAAAAGAATATATGACGAACAGAAAAATCAAATTGAACAAGACATGGCGCCATTTGGATTTATTGTGGATGGTTTAGATGATGATTTTGAAGTTGTAGATAAGCATACTGGAGACCGATGGGTAAGAGCAAATAACAACAATGCAAATTTTGATGAGTATGGTGATCACTCTTTTATGTGGGATTACGTTTAAAAGAGGGAATTTATAAATATCTTATAGAGCAATGAAGATTTATCAGAGGGATCAAAATGCCTATAGGTTTGGTATCACCTGGAACTAAGGTTAGGGAAGTTGATTTAACGCAGGGGCGCATAGATAGTGTATCTACTATTACAGGAGCAATTGTTTGTCCATTTGCAAAAGGACCTGTATTAGAACCAATATTTATTGATAGTGAACAGGCATTAATAGACACTTTTGGAAAGCCTTCTGATAATGATAACCACTACGAATATTGGTTATCTGCGTCAAATTATCTCACATATGGTGGAGTATTGCGTGTTGTAAGAGTTGATGATACAAATTTGAATAATGCCAACGCAAGTAAAACCACTCCAGGAACTGGGGAAACATTAAAAATTAAAAATTATGAAGACTATCAAAATAACTACACAACTGCTTCTACTTGGTTTTGGGCAGCAAAAAACCCAGGATCTTGGGCAAATGATATTAAAGTTTGTGTAGTTGATGCATTTGCAGATCAAATTATTAGTGGTATAGATACATCTAATATAAATGTCCGTGTTGGCGCTGCTGTAACTCAAACAATTTCTGGAGTTGTTGCCGGAAGTGGAACAACTTCATTATTTGATGGATTCCTAAAAGGAATTATCACTGGTGTTGGAAATACATTACAAAACCCAACTTCAAGTGGTGTAGGAACTGATAGTATTACTGTTAGAGTTGTATCTAGCAATACAAACGCAACTAATGTAACTACTACTGTCGGTATAGTAACTACATTACTTACTGCAGGAATTGGAACTAATATTGTTTCGATTGCAAGCACATCTGGATTATCAGTTGGTAATGCATTCCTTCCAGGTAATATTGTAGTTTCTTCAATTGGATCAACAACAGTATCTCTTGCAAGTACAATTTCTGCAACAATTACAGTTGGTACTTCAGTCACTTTCACCACAACGGTTTCCGTTGCAGGAACTGAAACTCCAGTTACTTATACGGAAAGTGGCATTTATGCTTTTAGTGCAGGAACAGTTGGAGTTTCTTCAGTAACTATTGGTACTGGAACTTCAACATTTACAGGAACCACGCAACAAGATTGGTATGATTTACAAGATCTAGGATTGAGTAACTCTGACCTCTTGTGGAAAGAAGTTGCGGAAAGACCAAGAACCAGCAATTTTGCAAGCACTAGAAGTGGTAAAAATGATGAAATTCATATTGTCATTATAGATGACAAAGGAACAATTTCAGGAACTCCTGGTACAATTCTTGAAAAATTTGTAGGACTTTCTAAAGCATTAGATGCTACTTCTTCTACTTCTGGAGAAATTTACTACAAAAACTTCATAGCAGATAATTCCCAATTCCTATTTGGGGGAGATGCCGAAGTTGGAAACCCAACTGGATTCAGTAGTGGAATTACATCGATTACTAGCGGTGACGGAGCTTGGGGATTAAATGCTCAAGGTACTACATATCACGCTGTTGGTAAAAAAACATATACACTAAAAGGTGGAAATAATTACGGTACAAATGATTCGACAAATCCAAGATTTGAAACTACTCTTGGGGATTTGATTGCAGGGTATGATTTATTTGTTAACAAAAGAGAATATCCAATCAATTTCCTAATTCAAGGTCCTGGATTTGGAACTAAAGAGCAAACACAAGCAAAAGCAAACAAATTAATTCAAATTGCAGAATTGAGAAAAGATTGCATCGCATGTATTTCTCCTCAGAGATCTGCAGTATTGGTTGATCCTGGAGCAGGCGGAAGTTCACCAGCACCAATTACAAGCACCACCACTCAAACGAATAATATTATTGGATTCTTTGATGCAGTATCATCTTCTTCTTATGCAGTATTTGATACTGGATACAAATATCAGTTCGACAGATTTAGCAATAAATTTAGATATGTACCATTAAATGCTGATATTGCTGGTTGCATGGCAAGAACTGGAATTAATGATTTTGCATGGTATTCACCTGCCGGTACAAGACGTGGTGTTATTAACAACGCAGTAAAACTAGCATACAACCCATCGCAATCAGAAAGAGATCGTTTATATCCTAGAAGAATCAATCCAGTAATTTATTCTCCTGGTGCAGGTATCATTCTCTTTGGTGATAAAACTGGACTTGCAGTTGCATCAGCATTTGATAGAATTAATGTTAGAAGGTTGTTCCTTGTTCTTGAAGAGTCAATTGAAAAAGCATCGAGAGCATCACTGTTTGAATTTAATGATGCAATAACTAGAACAAACTTTGTGAACATTACTGAACCATTTCTCCGTGATGTTAAAGCGAAGAGAGGTATTCAAGATTTTGTTGTTATCTGTGATGAAACCAACAACACTCCTGATGTAATTGATGCTAATGAATTTAAGGCTGATATCTATATCAAGCCTGCTCGTAGTATCAACTTTATAGGTCTTACTTTCGTTGCAACCAGAACGGGAGTATCCTTTGAAGAAATCATTGGAAGAATCTAAATTATAAATTAAACTATAACCATCGGAGAAAAAAATGTCATTTCAACAAATTCCAAACTCTGGGAGTGATGGAAGATTTCTAGACAACTTTAAGGGTAGAATGAGTGGAGGTGGTGTTCGTGCCAACCTTTTCGAATGTGAAATTGCATTCCCAACAATAGTTCTTCCTAATGGTGTTACAGAAACTAATATCACAGACAAGATTAAATTTTTAGTAAAAGCATCTTCACTTCCAGCATCATCGATAACTCCAATTTCTGTTCCATTTAGAGGAAGAGAATTGAAAATTGCTGGTGACAGAACATTTGATCCATGGTCAGTTACAGTCATTAATGATACTGACTTCTCTATTAGAGGAGCATTTGAAAGATGGATTAATTACATGAGCAGATCTTTAGATAATGCTGGAGAAGTTACCCCATCTACATATCAAAGAGATGCGTGGGTATATCAACTTGGACGTGCTGCGATGAATACTGCTGTTGAAAGTTCTGACACTATTCCAGTTTTAAGAGCATATCACATGTTTGGAGTTTTTCCAACGAATGTGTCTGCAATTCAAGTTTCTTATGCAGATAATAGTAGCATTGAGGAATTTACAGTAGATCTTCAAGTTCAATATTGGGAAGCATATAATGGTAATAAAGGTATCGAAGTTCAGTAACCATAAATAGGTTGATACCATTTTAAATGCAATTATAATATGTCTGGACTTTTTGGATTTTCTATAAACAGTAGCGTACAAAAACCTAAAAAACAAATCAGTCCTGTTGCTCAATCAAATGAGGATGGGTCTGATTATTATATTAGCAGTGGTTTTTATGGACAATATGTAGATATTGAAGGTGTTTATAAAACAGAATATGATCTCTTAAAAAGATATCGTGAAATGGCGTTACACCCAGAGTGTGATCGGGCAATTGAAGACGTTGTTAATGAAGCAATTGTATCAGATTTAAATGATTCTCCAATTCAAATTGAATTGTCAAATTTAAGAGTAGATGAAAATATTAAACAAATTATTCGTGGGGAATTTCAATACATTAAAGACTTAATGCAGTTTGATAAAAAATGTCATGAAATTTTTAGAAATTGGTATGTAGATGGAAGAATTTATTACCATAAAGTAATAGATTTAGATAATCCACAAGAAGGTATTAAAGAGATTAGATATATTGATGCTATGAAAATTAGGTTTATTAGAGAACTTAAGAAAAAAAATAATGGTCTAGGTTCAGTTAATATTTCAAATACATCATCTATTAATAATATTTTTGGAAAGACTGATGAGTCTGCTTTAGATTTTCCAGAAATTGAAGAGTATTTTGCATACACTCCAAAGTTAACTGGATATTCATCTGCTTCTGCTGGAAGTTCTGGTGGAGGTGGATATGGCAAAGCAATTAAAATTTCTAAAGATTCCATTGCATATGCATCTTCAGGATTAGTAGATAGAAATAAACAAAACGTTTTATCATATTTACATAAAGCAATTAAGGCTCTCAATCAATTAAGAATGATTGAGGATTCTCTTGTCATTTATAGAATGTCTCGTGCTCCAGAGCGTAGAATTTTTTATATTGATGTAGGTAACCTTCCTAAGATTAAAGCAGAACAATATCTTAAGGAGATTATGAGTCGCTATCGTAACAAAATTGTTTACGATTCTAGCACAGGAGAAATCCGTGATGATAAAAAGCATATGAGTATGCTTGAAGATTACTGGTTACCCCGCCGTGAAGGTGGTAGAGGGACCGAAATCACTACACTTCCTGGTGGGCAAAATCTTGGTGAATTAACCGACGTTGAGTATTTTCAAAAAAAACTTTATAGAGCTTTAGGAATTCCAGAATCTAGAATTGGAGCAGATCAAGGATTTAATCTAGGAAGATCTTCTGAAATTTTGAGAGATGAAATTCAATTTTCAAGATTTGTAGGAAGACTGAGGAAAAAATTTAGTGGTCTTTTTCATGATATGTTGAGAACTCAACTTATTTTAAAAAATATCGTAACTCCCGAAGAATGGGATGGGATGAGTGATCATATTCAATATGATTACTTGTATGACAATCATTTTGCAGAGTTGAAACAAACAGAATTGATGAACGAAAGGATGAATCTTCTTCAAGTGATGGATCCACATATTGGTAAATATTATTCTGTTGATTATATTAGAAAAAATATTCTTCATCAAACTGATCAGGAGATTGTAGAACAGGATCAAAAAATGGCATATGAAAAAGAAGTTGGTATTATTCCACCCCCAACGACAGAGATTGATCCTAATACTGGAATGCCAATGAATTATGTTACCGATGTTGGTTCAAAACTTGTTAAGAAAACTCAAAATCAAAATACTAAGGATCTTGAGATTGGATTGGGTAAATCTATAACAGAACCGGATTTAAAAAAATCAGGTAAATCTACGGAAGCACCCGAGATTAAAACCAGTAAAGGAGAAAAGATATAAATAATTAAAATTACTAATAATTTATGGAAACTTCGGAATTTGTTGATATGGTAATGTCTGATGCGTCTCCTACAGATTTGGCAGATAACATCAAACAAATGTTATTTGATAGATCTGTTCAAATGATTGATGGAGTGAGACCTTATGTTGCAGCACAATTATTTGATCCCACACAACTAGAGGTAGAAGAAGAGTAATGGCATTAAAAATTGTTCAATTAGTGAATGCAGTATTTCCTCCTAATCATGGGATCAGCACCAGTTCAGCAATTAATCTTAAAAGTGGTTATTTACGATTAACTTCTTCTGGTTCTAATAATCATATTGCTATAACTGATGGTAATAATAATGTTGCAGTTACAAGCGAATCTTCTTTTTTAATTCCACAAAATACAAGTGAAATAATTAAAGAAAGAGTTGCTAGACAAAGAATTTCTGGCATAACTACTGGAACAACAACATTGATTACCTTCGGGGAAAATGCAGGAAATCCATTCATTGTTGGTGATAGTGTAAGTATTATTGGTGCTCAACCTTCAGGAATCAATACTGATTTTAATTTAGTATCCGCAGTTACAGATTCTTCTGTCACAATAGTGAAAAATAGTTCTTCAGTAGTTGGAGTTATTACTACTACAAATGCGGTATTATCTAGATCGGTAAAAGTAAGTGTTTATGGTGAAGGTAATAACCCACATCTTCATATTGCAGAAGTTCAAATAACATCTCAGGCATAACCATGAAACTAATTACAGAACAGATCGAATCCATTAAAGTCATTAAAGAAGAAAAAAACGGTAAAACTAATCTTTATATTACAGGACCTTTTCTTCAAGCAGAAGTCACGAATCGAAATGGACGCCGTTATCCATTCCCAATCTTAGAGAGAGAAGTTAAAAAGTATAACGATAAGTATATTGCATGTGGTAGAGCACTAGGGGAACTTGGACATCCAGATGGACCGACGGTAAATTTGGATAGAGTTTCTCACATGATTACAAGTTTACAATCAGAAGGAAATAATTTTGTAGGTAAAGCAAAAATTCTTGATACTCCAATGGGAAATATTGCCAAGTCTCTTCTCGATGAAGGAGTTAAACTTGGCGTTTCTTCAAGAGGAGTTGGATCTCTAATTGAAAGAAATGGTATTAAATATGTTGGTGATGATTTTATGTTATCAACTGCTGCAGATATTGTAGCAGATCCTTCTGCTCCTGATGCATTTGTTCAGGGTATTATGGAAGGTAAAGAATGGGTTTGGCAAAATGGTAAACTTGCAGAACAAACTTTAAATGGACTATTAACCATGAAAATTAGTCCAGATAAAATGGTGAATGAGGAGAAATTACTCAATCTCTTCAATCATTACCTCAAAAATCTTTAATTCATAAATAAATAATAGAATAAAGGATAGTTTAAATTTATTCGGAGAGATCTAAATGTCAACTGGTAATTTACAAGAAATGGGCGCTACAACAACTAATCAATCCAACTCTGCGGTAAATGCGAATGCTCAACCTGGGGATCCAATGTTGAGTAATGGCGCTTTTGTTGGCGGAACTCCTGGGCAAACTATCACTGATCTTGGGGGACCTACTCCCGATAACTACAGGTCTACAGATGATTCGGCAAAATTAAATTTTAATGCTGTTGCTTCTGTTAGAAATGTAGTTAATTCTAAAGCAATGAGAGCAGAAGAAGAAGAGTATGAAGACGAAGAAGTAATTTCTGAAGTTGATGAAACTGAAGAGTATGAGGAAGAAGTTGAAGATGAAATTGAAATTGATGTAGAAGAAGATGTTCAAGCTTTATTTGGTGATGAGGATCTTTCCGAAGAATTTAAAGAAAGAGCAAAAACTGTTTTCGAAACAGCACTTAGATCGAAAGTTCAAGAAGCTGCTGATATGATTGCTGCTCGTTATGAGAAAGCACTTGAAGAAAACGTAGCAGCAATTCACCAAGATCTTACAGAAAGAGTTGATTCATACCTAGAATATGTTGCTGGTGAATGGATCACCGAAAACGCTCTTCAAGTAGAGCGTGGACTTAAATCAGAACTCTCTGAGTCCTTTATGACTGGACTCAAGGGTCTTTTTGAAGAACATTATGTACAAATCCCTGAAGAAAAATATAATGTATTTGAAAGCATGGTAGACAAACTTGATGATATGGAGTCGAAACTCAACGAACAAATCGAAAGAAACGTTCAGTTAACTCAAAGACTTAGCGAATCAGTTTCCGATAGCATTTTCCACGAAGTTGCTAGGGGTCTTTCTGAGACTCAGAAAGGAAAACTCGCAGGTCTTTCAGAAAGTGTTGAGTTCATTAGTGAAAATGACTATCGTGGGAAGTTGGAAGTTCTTAAAGAATCATATTTTTCTAGAACACCAGTAACTCAATCTAGAGTTAACGATGATGAAATGCTCGGAACAAATTCAGAGACTCTTTCGGAGTCGATGGATATGTATATCAGAGCGGCTCAAAAATACTCTATTAAGTGATTTTTAAATTATAACTCAAACACTTTTTAACTAACGGAGAAATTTTCCAATGTACAACGCAGAATATCTGCAAGAAAAGTGGTCCCCCCTCTTGAATTGTGAAGGACTTGACCCGATCAAGGATTCTCACCGTAGAGGAGTAACCGCTATCCTGCTCGAAAACCAAGAAAGAGCACTCCGCGAAG